TAAGACATCTTTTTTGGGACAGTGGTAATAGTCAAACTGCGTTTGATGTATCTTTAAATGATTGTACAAGTATTAATCCACTATCAACACCTAACATAGATGTAACGCCTCGCGCATTAAGAATGTCTTCGTATAATGGTGTTTATATTAATAATTTTAAAGTTGTAGGTCCTTGTACAACTACAAATGCAATTTATATGTACGGTGGGTTAAAAAATGTACATATAAATGGTCTGTCTTTTCAATCTGTTTCGGCTGGTGTAACAGAAGCGTTGTTAAGAGTTGATACCGGGTGCGTAGGTAATTTTACTTTTAGAAATATTAATTTTAGAGACAGCATTGGTATACCAATTTATGTAACTGGTAATGTACCAAATATAACAATAGAAAATGTAGATGCTATTACTACATTAGCCTCACCTCCAACATATGTTATTGATTTTAGTTATTCACCTGTAGATTTTCCTTATTTTATCAAAAACGTTACATTTACAGGGTACCCTAGTGCATATTCTCTTGGTTCGATAAATGCTAATTATTCTACTGGCAGGGGGTTAGGTCTTATAGAAAATATATTACCTGCAAATGCATCTACACCTCAAACGGTTGCAAGGTTTGGTTGGAGAGAAGGAGATAGCCAAGGTCTTAATGCGGGAGTAGGGTCAAAGATAGAATTCACTGCTAATATTTTTACAGGTACTAGTGCAAATTTTGACCAACAAGTAGCTTCTATAACAACTGAAAAAGCAAATGCAACCGATACTGATATAACATCTAATTTGTGTTTTGCAACAGCTAGTGCTACAGGCACAATACCCTTAAATAGACTAATAATTACACCAGAAGGCTACCTTAGATTTACATCAGTGCCTACTACTTCTGCAGGTCTTACAACAGGCACTATCTATAATAGTGCTGGTTTCCTAAGAATAGTCTAAGTTACTTTTTAGACTTTTTCTTTTTCTTTTTCTTAGGCTTTTCTTCTACTTCAAGATCTTCTTCTTGAACATCACTAGTATAATCAAAGTCTTTATAAAAACTATCTTCATACTGTGACTTATCAAGCAAGTCATATCTTAACTGAAATACTAAATTATGAAACCAGTTAACTAGGCAATCACCAAGAGATAGAACAGAATCAGCAAGAATTTTTATAAGTTTCTTTAGCATACTAATATTTATTCGTTTTATATTAAAAAACTAGTTAACAGGACTTAAATCTATTTCACCAGTTTGTAAGTTAATAACAGCTATTTTTTCAGATAAAGAAGGTGATTTACAATCACAATTATACTTAATAATGTCTCCAGAAGACGTCTCAATATCTAAATTTGTAGGTAATAAGGAATTATTGATAATAAGGGTAGGTATACCTTCGTTAGCTCCTGGATTTTTTTCTTGATAACCGAAATCTATAAGAGAACTTAATGATAAATTGGATATAACAAAGTTAATATTTTTACTATAAAAACCAACCATAATTTCATTTTGTAACCCTGGATAATCTTGACCATTAGCTCCTGTAAATGAAGAACTTCTATAGTCATTTTCCCAGTGTGCAGAACTCGTACCGCTCCCTCCGCTTTGTTCTAAGGGAATTAGTGGTCTGCTAGAACTTATTATACTACTATATGCATTTCTACATCCTTTATATGCATCCCCAGATAAAAAGAAGTTTGCTGGAGGGATTGCGCCTGCGCTTGACAGCGAGGGGCTCCAATATATACCGATACCTAAAGCGTGGCCTAACTCATGAGTCAGTATATTTACCCAATCTTGTTGAGTGTAGTTGTATGGTGCAGCATTTGGTGCAAAGTATGAATTAACAAACAAATCAAATTTATATGTACAAAACTGCACTCCCGGGCCTCCGGTCTGTAAATCCACATAACTCGAAACCCCGCAAGCTGCAATATACGAGAATTCTCCTAAATTAGATAAAGAATACGTGTTTAAAGATATTCCTCCAAATGCAGGATCAAAACTTCTTATGCCTTGAACGACAGATGGATTTATTTGAATAAAATTATTCCACCTATCTACCGCAGAATTTAAAGCTGATAAATAGGGTTCATTTACAGTCCCAATAAAACTGGATTTATTAAACAAAACCCCGTTTATTGGCAGTGTAGGTGTAACGGAAGGTGTAATTGTAGGTGTTACTGTATTAGTGGGTGTTACAGTAGGCGTTGGGGTTTGTGTAGGTGTAATAGTAGGTGTTCTTGTTGGTGTAGGGGTAGGTGTAGGTACAAAAGAACCTGAAAGGGCCGTTAAAACAATAACATCTGTAACAGATTGATCTGCTGTAATATACAACCCTGAAAGTGGAGGTATGAAACTATTATAACCTACTACGTTTCCACTGTAATTACTACTACCAGTTAAAGTATTATAATACAAAAGCCCTGCAGCTTCTGCGCTAATTACCCATGTTTGTAAGGTATAACTATAAACCAAGTCAATATAACCCATTAATGTGTTATATCTTCTATATCTATAAACATTTTCTGGACCATTGCCACCTGTTATATACCTAGAATAAGTACCATCAGCAATAGTATTACTGCTTAAAAAGTAAGAATAAGATGCAGACCCGGGCTCTACATAAGCGTCTTGTATCCACGTAAACCAACTTTCATATCTTCCGTAAGAGGGAAAATATTGGCTGCTTCCGGAAAGACGTGAGACGTATTCAGTTTCTGGTTGCCATCCTGAATCTGTAAATACCCATCTATTTAAACCACCAAATGTTGAATAATAGGCAATATTAGTTATAAGGCCTTTAGTTTGTCTATATTGTGGGATGCCATTTGGGTAATTTGCAGAGGGGTAAAAGGTATATGTACCATCATACAACCCATATTGGCTGTTTAATGTAGCGAACCCACCAGCTACAGTTAGAGTGAAGGGTAAATTGGTTGGGGTAATAGTAGGCGTAATTGTAGGTGTAGGGGTTGCAGTTGGTGTTCCAAAAGGAGAAGGAGTTATAGTAGGGGTTATAGAAGGTGTTGGGGTAACGTCGGGAGTTGAAGAATTGGTTGGTGTAAAAGAAGGAGTTATAGAAGGTGTTGGTGTATTTGTCCGTGTTATTGTAGGTGTAGGAGTTGGTGATGTAAATTTAGTTATTTTTACTAATGGATCGCCTACTGCTAGCATTCTCCATGAGTTAGTAATATTTGCTGTAACTGTTTCGTATGCAGTTTTTCCATCACACCAATCTTGAAACCAATTAGAATTGCTAACGCTTCCGGGATAACCAGGTTCAGATGTATTTCCTACAAAAATTATTGGGGTTTTATCATAATTAATTCCTCCAAATGCGCTTTTTGCAAAATATTGTGTGTAGCATGAATGTCTTATAGGGCGTAACCCCTGTGCATATTCTGATGATGATTTAAACGCATTAAAATCTTTTATACCAGAATAAGATGCGGGAAATGCTCCCCACGATCTATTACCAACAAATGATCCTCCACCAAAAAATCCATATGAACCCCCGTTAGGTGAACCACACCATGATTCCATCATATGAACGTAATACCAACCAGTATCACTCCCCGTAAATGTTAATTTACCGGGAGATTCCGGATTTAAATACCAGCTATTAATAGATAAACTATCAACATATGTATACGGTGGTTGTATTCTTCTTCCATTAAAACCCCACGACCCCCATATAGCAAGTGATGAGACTGGTATATTTCCTGTATTATAAGGCCACACCGCACTTTGATTCAAGAAAATGCCAGTTAACTGTAACCCGCTTGTTCTTGGATTAGGTCCTCCAGATCTATAAATAGTATTAGCTGATAAAGATGTATTTAGTTCAGGAGACTGATAATAATTAAAACTATCAAAACCCGCACCCCACGAATCTTCTACGTAAATTCTATCTCTATTCTTAGTTAAGTTAAGTCCTTCTGAAATTGCAGTTTTTAATTTGTCAATGTATGCAATACAATCACCAGATAAAGCTCCGGTTATGTAAAATGGTGTTATTCCTGTTGCATCCCTAACAATACCGGTAACATTTGTACTTAATGTAGGAACTTGATTGCCTGAAATTGCAGGTACATTAAATGCAGTATTAGGTACTGTAAAAGTTGGTACATCAATCATAAATACAAAATATTTGGTTGAAGGATAAGTATTTTTATACGCAGAAAGAACATCTCTAATGTTTGATGCAGCTAAACTATTACTAATAAAATCGTACTTTCTGCACCCCTCATATGGTGAATCAATATCACAACCAGATACACAAAATACATTACCGTTAGTTTCAATTCTAGCAGGATAAATTGCTAAGGGAATATCTAAACCTACAGTTCTAACTAAATCAAAATATGGCCTATTATTTTTATAATAATTTGCAATTGTAATACTGTCTGCACTGTTTTGATTGTATATAATTGCAACTTCATCTTGTGCTTGTTGTCTTAATAATATAGTACTCGATGTTGTAATAGTTGGTGTGTTAGTAGGGGTATTAGTAGGTGTTACTGTAGGGGTAGATGTTATTGTATTTGTAGGAGTATTTGTTGGTGTAGCAGATGCGGTATTAGTAGGTGTTACTGTAGGTGTATTAGTGGGTGTATTGGTAGATGTTTTTGTAGGGGTTACGGATGGTGTAAAAGTTTTTGTAACTGATGGTGTTATAGTTTTAGTAGGTGTAGTTGTTGGTGTAGAGGTTTTAGTCGGGGTAGGAGTAGGTGCTGTATTTAAATAACTTACATTTATTATAGCTGATCCTGTTGAGCTATAATAAAATGTATAGAATATATTAACATTAGTAGATATGGTTGCATAATTAGTAACATAGATAGGATTATTACTGATTGATGTATTAATAAAATTATATGCAGATAAATAACAATTGTTAATATCTGTTATATCAAAGTTATTGTAGAAAGTTACTTGTCTTCCAGGGTTTGTAATAAATGTAAAGTTAGTCGCAGAATTAGAGACAACTAATATAAAATTACTACTAAGCGCGGTAATAATTTGATTATTTGTTGTTACATTAATAATTGGTTGATTAGGAGTATTAGTGAGGGTTAATGTGGGTGTTACTGTTGGTGTAGTTGTTGGAGATGAAGTAGGATTTGGTGTAATAGGAACGGGGTTTTGAGATGTTAATATATTAAAATATACGTTAGATATTGGCGGGTAAGCCGAAAGATTTATTGATTCAAAATCAAGATAAGTATTCATTATATACAATTTCCATATCTCTGGTCAAATATAAGTACACCGTCAGGGTCAAACGCTCTTAATCTATCCCCGTCGTTGTTCCATACAAATTGACCAGTCCATTTTATTGTGTATGGTAAGTTAGTATCGGGTGCTAAACTTCCGGAATATAATGTAACGCTTTCTCCTGCAGGTAATTGAATTGCAGTTCCTGTCTGTGTTACTCCAAATGTAAATTTATTATTTTGCTCTAAACATTCAGGGGGGTTTTTATGTGACACAATTAACACACCGGAAAGAGGTAATGTTTGTGAAGGGTGTGTATTAGTAATAGTTAGATATTCAGGATTTACATTTAATCCCACGGTACCATGGTCCCATTCTGTAACTTGTAAAAATGAAAATGTTGCTGTAGGAATGACTTGATCAACACATACTTGCCATGAATTAAATCCGAATGGTGCAGTCACAACTACGGTTAAATACCAGCTATTACCAATAGGTTTAATGAAGTAGTCTTGTCCGCTAGCCGGGCCAGCAACAGGGGGATACCCTAATGCAATTAATTGACTATTATAAGCGCTGTTACCAGTAAACCCGGTATCGTAAAGTAAGTTTCCTTGCCAATAGAATTGATACCTGTTAGGTAAATCATATGAATTCCATGAAACATATACATATGCACCTCCTGCTAACCCTAAGTTTACAGGTATTGTAGTAGTTAAAGGTGGGCTAGATGTGTTGTAGAAGCATTGTGGAAATACAGCAACATTACTTGGTGTGCGGGTAATTGTAGGTGTTACAGTATTAGTAGGTGTTATTGAAGGTGTTACAGTTACTGTAGGAGTTACAGTTATTGTAGGTGTAATAGTAGGTGTAGTTGTTGGTGTAGTGGTAGTTGTTATTGAGGGGGTTACTGTAGGGGTTACTGTAGGAGTAGTAGTAGTTGTAACTGAAGGAGTTGGGGTAATAGTTGGCGTAATAGTTATAGTTACTGTAGGTGTTACTGTTGGGGTAGTAGTTGGTGTTTGTGTAATAGTTGGTGTTACAGTATTGGTTGGTGTTATAGAAGGAGTGGGAGTTGGGGTAACTCGTGTTGGGGTTATAGTTGGGGTAGGTGTTACGCTAAAATTTAAATTTGTTATACTATAACCACCTCTATTTTTTACTATTACATTGTATTGATAATTTGTTGATAAATACGTATTTACAGGTGGCAAAACTACTCTTAAAAAATTATCATTTACAACCTCATAATTAGTTAATTGATATCCAGAAAATGGTGGGAAAAATGCAGATAAACTTTTTTCTGTTACAAAATCATTTATATACTTTAAACCAGAAAAATATGAAGTGTTGTTTATATAATTTTTAATACCAGTGTAGTCAGAACCACACAAATAAACACCATTAGTAAAATAAAACCGGTAACCTTCTAATAAAAAAGAAATGAAACTATTACCAGGAGCGTAATCTTCATAGTATTGTGAAGATAATGTTATAGAGTTGTTTATCATAGGTCAGCACTATACCCGCTTAAAGACTGAATATAATCTAAATTTCTTTCAGCGTAAAAATTACTATTAATAAAAAATACATTGCTAACTTCATTATCTTTCAGATCTTTAAATAACCAACCTTTAATAGTGAAAGAAGTATCTGCAACTATTCGATATTTGTCAGTAGCTGCAATATCAGTTGGATAAGAAAGTGATACATCACCATTCCAAAGTACTTCGCTTCTCAATTCATGCTGCAATGTTAATCCGGCTTCTGCGGGGATTTTCCAGCTTATAATAATATACGGGTCGTTATAGGGTATAAAATTACTTAAAATTTGATCCATGTCACTTTGATACTTCGCAACAATTGACATGTTGATTCCAATATTAACAGGTACCGGTGTTCTGAGATATGAAGATGAAAACCCACGATCTTGTTCAGTTGATGTTTTGTTTACATAAAACCCAGCAAGTTTATTAAAGACTCTATCGTTATCCCGTGATACATTACTAATTGAAACAGCAACAACCGGTAATGTTAAGTTTTGTGATCTATTTACAATATCATATAAAACCCTTTGTTTAGGACTGTAAAGGTATCTTACCTGTACTTTGTTTACCTCTTGACGATTTTCATTATATCTTTTTATAATAATATCGTCAAATGCGGCAACAAACTGTATAAGTAAGTCCTTAATTTCAAAGCTAAAAGCCTGGGCCTTCACATATATATTTAATGTCCTAATTTATGTTAAGTTCTTTTTCGGTAATAATTAAAAACTTAAATCCTTTAGAATCACAATACTTTTTTGCTGCATCCCATTTAGCTTTATTCTGAATAAATGTCTTTGCCTCGTATATAAATGTTGTTTGTTTTTTATTGCCTTTTTTTTCAGGTTTTAATGTTTGTTTGAAAGGCTTAATTTCTATTAGATATTTCTCTATTTTATCATTATCTAATTTTATTTTTACATAGTTATCTATAAAATAACGATGATACTTGTTGTCTAAAGGGTTTAAATATGGTATTATATAATTCTCGCTACCCCATTCTAATACCCTAGCATTTGAATCGCACCACTTAAAAAACTTTAATTCGTATCCTGACCGGTATATAGGATACCCGTTACCTTTATATTTTTTTGAGTTTATTGGTTTATATATACCTTGAGTATATCTGTCGTCTTTTTTAAACATTATCCAACAAAGAATTGAGGGGGCGCAACATCACCAAGCCCGGGAGCTCCAGTATAAAGTTTTTCTTCTAATGCCTTTTTCTCTTCTAGACCTTGAGATAGTATGTCATTAAAATTAAGAGTACCGCCGCCGAGTAAATTCATATTATTGTACTTGCCACGAATTTGACCAATATTAATTTTCGTTAATGCCAACGCATATTGATAAACCCACGGCTCTTTTATTATATCCCTTAAAGGACGCTCTACATAACATGCAAGTACACCATAAAATCTAGAGCCTGATCCGGGTGATCTTGGAGCAGGAAACATAGTTAGCATTTGTGTTCTATCATCAAAAACAATATGACGCCTTTGAGCAAGAACCTTTTCGCGGGTATCAAGCCAATTCTTAAGAACTACCCAACTAATTAAATCAAATCCGTAATTGCCCATGGCGTAACTAAAATAAGTTTGTTGTGCTAAAGTTTGCTCAATTGTAAATAAAGTATTAACGCCAGTAGAAGAACCTTCCTCAAAATCTATTATTTCAATAACCTTTCTATAATCCATTATATCATAATCAAAGCTATTAATGTATTTTGTAGTGTTAGGTTTTGATGCAATAAAATTATTAGCTAATGAACCGTCAAGCGCAACAATTAAATTGTAGGATGATAATTGTATAATTTGATTAACAAATAAACCATCAGGAAAGTCTGCACTAAGTGCAGAAGAAGAACTGAATGTACTTGAAGGTATAGCAGTAACGGTACTGTATACTACTTTTCCAGGTATTGTAGTTTTATTAAAATATGGTGTAATAGAAAACAGCTCATCTAATCTAATACCAACGTTATCTATATACAAATCAGAATCAAATACAAGATATTCTTCAGTATAACCTGCAAATTTTGAAAACATTTCACACGAAATAGATATATTTTCAAATAATTGGTCTTGATGTACTTCAATATTAATTAAAGGTGCACCTAAAGCTCTGGAAATTCTTTGACCTAATCGATCAAAAGAATCCATTCTACTTGCTAAATTAGTGCTTAAAAAAGCAGTAATCGGTGTAACTGCTGTACAGTCCATATTATTATTTATGCGGGTGAAGCAGGTGCTTCACCACCGCCAGCAACTTCTCCACCACCTTCAGGGGCTGGTGTTTCTGTTGGAGCTGCTGCACCTCCAACAGTAGCAGCACCTGGTCCAAAGGAAGGAGGCGCTTCATTTCCACCACCGGTTGTAGCAGGCGGGGCCCCACCGGGGCCTAGAGTCTTTTGCCATGATGGACCACCACCTTCAATCTGGGCTAACTCCCACATAAATTCCTTATCTTTTCTTAAGAACTCTCTATTAGCCTTAACTTCAGTGTCTGTCCAGCCTAGATAACGTTTTTGTGCATATGTTTTAGATACACTATCGTTTTGAGATAAATCATTAAAGTTTTTCAATTTAAGTTCTAATTTTTGCTGTTCTCTAAGTTCATAAAAATTGGATGGTGGGTTAAATACGAGATCAAAGTATGTTTCCTTTAGAGAATACTTATCCCATAATCCTTTTAATTTTAGATGTGTAATAAATCCATTTTTTAGCCCATTTGCAAATCTTTGCTGTAAACGAACTATAAATTTAGCAAACTTGAGCTCTTCTCTTAATATATTTTCACCAGATTCAAATTTATCTTCTGGGTTTAATCTAGATGTAGGAACTTTTAATGCTTTGTAAAGTTTTTTTACAAAATACATTAAATCATCTAATTCACCAAGGTTCTGGCCACCCTCCAGAGTTCTCACATCTGTACCTTCGCTACCAGCACGTTTTGCAAACCAAAAACTATCCAACATTGATTGTGGGTTAAATTTTTGTACTGTACCTGATTGGTCTGTATCGAAAGTACGTTTGGACCAATAATTAGACATAAGCTTACGAATATATGCTTCTGCTTTGGGAGGTGACATGTTACCTACATCAACATTAAACACTAATCTTTCAGGTGCTCTAACTAAACGGTAAATTACAATAGAATCTTCAATTAAAGAAAGTTGACGATAAGCACGGCGTGCATTCTCAATGAAAGGTAGTCTAACAGTCTTATTTTCATTCCATATACCGGAGTTGATATATGTAATTTGATTTTTATCTAAAGGAATAAGTTTATAATCTTTAACCTTTAAAGGGTTTTGTGGATCCATCACAGGTTTACGAAGTAAGAATCCTTTAATTAGCATATTTTGTACGTTAGAAAAAATCGGGTCAATTAGTTCTGAAGGTACTGAAACTACACCTAAAATACCTTCTTCAGGATACTTTTTGTGAATTACATGTTCAAAATAAATTTCAGCTTCAACTAGCATTCTTCGAAACAATTCCCAACCATTTTGGTCTAGGTTAAAATAGTTTACATATTTAATACATTCTTCACTTAGGTTAGTTTTTTCATCTTCTTTAAGCTTATCATCACAATTAAAGTTAAGAGTTACAATTTCGTTTTTATCATTCTTATTAATACATTCATCACAAATTTCATCAAGAGCATCTGCTACTTCTGAAAACGCAGCCATAATTCTATAATCCATCACTCTCTTAGGTTTATCAGCTTGTACATTTGCGTACATAAACTGATAAAACTGAGATTCTCGCATTACATTTGCTACGGCATCGTTTTCAAACGATAGTGAAGAGGATATACTCTGTCTTTGTAAAGCTTCCTGTCTACTTGTACCTTGATCATGAAAAAACTTAAATTTGGGATTAAGCTCATCAAACTTATCTAATACACTATATGTGGAATATGGTAGTTTATTACTAAAAAACTTATATAACTGTCTACCGAAACCACCTGATGAATCTGTTGCCATAATTAATTATTTAAGGTATCTTCCGTATTACCTGCAAGTTTATCAGCAATCTCTTTATCAAGCTTAGCTTTAGCCTTTTTACGGGCTTCATACAATTTAATATATTTTTCATCTTCAATTATACTAACACCATCTTCTACATAATCCTGATTGGTGCTAACTCTACGTATTAATTTTCCAGGCTTCATAGTAATATTTATGATTTTTTCTTAAAACCTCTACTTTTAAAGGTATTTAACATATTTTTTACATCCTGGTAAAGATATAGCACAGGATAATGGTAGAATTCATTGTCTTCTTTATTAAACCAATATAAAGACAAGTTACCCACCTTCTTTCCTGTAAGACAATGATAAAGATATGCATATGTTGATACTTGAAGCGAATATACTGTATATTCACATTCATCCATATGGTTTAAAGGGGGATGGAGTGTTTTATTAAACTTTGAAGTAAATCTAAAATTCTTATTCGTCTTGATATCTACAACATCAAAAGAGTCATCATTATCCACAACTATATCAGCAGTGCCTGCAATTCTGTATTCATGATTATAGAGTAATACCTCACTCTTTACATCCTTAGGTTTTAATTTTGAAATATTAACGAACTTTAATACTACTTCATCATCTTTATTTTCTGCCCCACCGCTCTTGTAATAATCCTCTATATTACCATGAATATTTGTACCAAAATCGCAAGCCTTATTTCTAATATTATTCCATCTCTCCTTAATTACATCTTGTGAAACACCTTCTCTTTCTGCAACTATTTTGGACTGTTTTTCAACATCAAATTCCTCTTTAAAAGAATTAATTAACGAAGTAACTGATATATATTCAATATCAAACTCATCGTTAGTGTATTTGTGTCTTTTTTTATCAAAAACAACCACAACTTATTATATAATAACAATTTGTAATGCAATACTATTTACGCAACTTTAAAAGAGATATGCTGAAACACCAATGTAATAGTTTTTTCCATTTCTATTTTTGCAACAATTTTAAATCCAATTTTTGTCATTCTTTCAATAAGAGTGTCAACCCAATCAACATCTACATTAATAATAAATGAACAATGCTCCTTATCACTAAAAACATGTCTGGAAAATTCTTCGCAGACTGCATTAGCGTCACAAAACTTTTTGTGATTTAACTTCACCTAATTATTTAGGTTTTTTCTCTAGATAATAAAGGCTACTTTTTTGATCCGCGGTTGATGCAACTGGTGTGTTGTCTATTATTTTTAAAATTTCAAACTTGTTAACTGGTAGTATATTATTTAATCTTTCTGACGGTGTTATAGAAGGGGTTATAGAAGGAGTTGAAGATAAAATTGTAGAAGCAGATAGGGATGTATTACGGCAATGAACATTATTAATTTGATACTTTTGCCAGGGAGTTAAAGGTGTCGCAGATGGGGTTATTATTGGTACTGAAGTTATATTAGCTTTTTTTTTAACAGATGATTGTAGACTAATAACAATATAACTGCTAAAGGATCAAACACAAATACTAAGCAAAAAATAAAAAATTTAACTGCAGTATCTAATTCTAAATTAAAAGCATTAGCAATAAATTTAAATGTGCCTATATCAGTTTGTTTAGACTGTATGTCTTTAGCTGCAACTAACTTACTATTTGTATCTTCTAGCTTTAAAAGTAATTCTTCATTTTCATTAGTTAAACTTTTTATCTCATCGTTGCTAGATTTTATATCATCATTAATATCTTTCAACATTTTTTGCTTACTTTCTAAAGCATTTTTATCGATTACAGAAAGTGTTTGATTACCTCCAAATAAACCGCCTGATTTACTAGTTTTTGTTTCTACATTTTGTGAAGTAATTATCTTAGTTCTTTCTTCTTGAGAAGATCTTAGTTCTGAAAGCGTTTTAATTCTTTGGTTATTAAAGTTAAATTTAGATGTATAGGTGTTTTTTGTTTCTTCTAAAAATGTAACTTGCTGAGTTATAGCGTCTGATTTAGTTTTACTTTTATAATATGCGTCAGTAAGAAACCCAAAAATACCTAAGCTTGTAATTCCCATTAATACAATAACTGCTGTAAACAAATAAATTTTTAAAAGTTTATTTAATTCACTATAAAGTCTATACAAACTACTAGCAGCAACTAGTTTGCCTATTTCAAGAGAACCAGCCATTAAAACTACTGGCCAAAAACTACCAGAAAATAATAAGCCTATACCCTTTATTGAAAAAAAGGCAGCTAGAGATGCAATAACAAAAGATGTGATTCCTACTATATATAAAAACATTACTAATATTTATTCAAAATAGCAGTTATTCAAAATCATCATCACTATCATCACTAAATTCAGGTTCTACTAATTCAAAATCAGAATCAACGCCTTTTCTAAGAATTTTAATAAAATCATAATATTCTTCATTTGTCATAAAAAGAACACCAACTTCTTTACCGTTAAGTTTTATGGTTAGTGATTGGGTATTATGACTTACGTCCCGGTTAATCAGCTCTAGTGTTTTCATCAAAATATTTTAAAATAATTTCTCCAATCTTACGGTGTAATTCGTTAGTTTTAAGTTTATGTAAATTGTGAGCTTTGCGAAATATTTTTTCAGCATTTTTTGTAATGTTAAATGATACACTTGTGGTTCCATCTTCGTTATCAACTATCTGAAGAAGTATCAAGCTTGGACGTATCTTTCTTTTGGAACGTTTCAAGTATACTTAAATATTTATTATAAATGCTTCCAATTGGTAAAAGCTCATTTGCTTTTATTGCACCTCTGGCACTCATAGCAGTTATAATATCAAGCACTGCTTTAATGTCACCCATTGTCAATTCAATTTCAGTATTTTGTGATTTAGTAATATCATTCATGATTAATATGTGCTAATAAACCCCTTTTTAAAACTATACACTAATACATTATCAGAATCAAATATTTTTAAAATATCTTCTTTAGCTAGGTTTACTGTCTTTAGTCCTTTTTTATGTGCTTCATAAGCATTAGCAGCGGTAACCCGTGCATCACGCTTATTAGGCAGGTATAAGTCTTTAATAACACATCTATACTTAAACATACTTTAATTATAATGACATATAAATAAAATCAACCGGATTTATAATTTTTATGTATAATTTGGATAAAGAAATTTTTTAAATTTCTTAATTTACAGGATGAACAACCTGCTGTGCCACCTAACTGTTCAAGTTTTAATTTGTATTCGGCTCTAAGCGTTTCGCAGTCCTTAATTTCGGGTGGACACGGTGCATTAACATTGAAAAACACATCAATTAAATTAAGAAAATCTTGACCTATCATGATAGTATTTATACTATAAGTTTACGTAAACAAATAAATGCCTCAGCAAAGTCCGACATACATTCTGCTCCTCTTACAGTTGCGAGAGCACGTATAATTTTTTCTGACCTCGGGTGAGGTTCATTATTATATTCAAGCTCATATAGTTTTATAGCTGCAACTTTATTATCAATATCATTTTGGTTAAGTATATTATATACTGTTGGGTTAAAACCACCGTTATTTTTGAATCTTTGATCTGTAGAAGAAAGTGTTTCACCTGAATACACCTCGGGTATGTTGTTCTTGCCTACAGCTCTTAATGCTATATTAATTGCGTTAAACGTATTTCTATGATCTTGATGATTATCATATTCTGAAATTGTATATAAAATGTCTATTTTTTTATCTGCTAGATATTCATCAATAGTTTTTGCAAGATATACCAAGTCGTTAGATAATTTTGAATCATCTATAAACAAAAAATCCAACTTATCTATTTTTAAATATTTTACAACGTTTTTACAGTCTTCTAGTTGTTTAAACTCGCGATCACTGGAAGGCTTCATTAATATACATAGAGTTACATTATCACCTAACCGTTTGTGCTTGCTAATTGTACCGCCACCTAATAATACTTCATCATCTGCATGAGGTACTAAAAAAAGAACGTTCATTTAAGATAATTATCCTTCTATTTGGCTATATCAATATTTGCGTATTTAGAAACTTTATTTAGATAATTAGTTTTGAACTTACTTATTTTAAACCCGGACTTACCGCTAAAATATGGAAAATTGTTTTGTATAAGATAATTTGTTATTGGTCCCTTATAAAATTTATTTTTTAGTTTGCTTGTTAAATTTAAAAATTGCTGTACAACATCTTTATCGAGCAACGGGTAACGCGCTTCATATCCTAAACTACCCGCTATGTATTCTTCTTTTGTTAGATAACTATAGTTACCTCCATTAAAAAAGTTTGCCCATGGGAATATATTTTCTAAATTATCCGGAAATATTGTAGGGTTAAACTTGTTAGCAAAACCGTATTCTTGATTATTTCCGTATATTTCATCGCCTCCTTGACCAGATAACAACACTTTTGAGTCGTATTTTGTGCAATCTTTAAGAATTTTGTATAATCCTACAGCAGCATCGTCATTAAAACCAATATCATGTCTTGTTTCATAACTATAACCATAATAAAATCTCTCAACATTTTTTTCTATATCTGTTTTTATATTTTTAAATTCATTTAATGGGAGTTTAGTTTTTATAATTTTTTCCTTAATCAAATTTAAACGGCTATTTAAAATTTCGCTATTTTCGTTATCTGTAAAAGTATATGTTATATAATTTTTGTAATTTATATTGCTCAAACCGCAAACTATGCATCCGCTATCATGACCACTGCTCATAGGTACAACAATTTTACTTTTTACATTTGCAGTTCTTTTTACTAATGCATGATTAAATGCATTGTTCCACAATTCGTACGAATCAATATTCTGAATAAGATTAAATTTATGTATTTCATTTTTAATAATATCATAACTCTTTAGTGAGAGTTCATAGTAATAATTGGGAGCTAGTCTTTGCACTTGATTAAAGCCTAAAGCAGTTAAAGCACTCTCATAGCTAGAGATACCAAATCGATTATTTTCGATACAATAAAAAATAGGTTTAGTTAGAAATATGTCACCTGAAAAAATAATTTTATTTTTATTGAAATCAACTATAACTAAAGCATACTCACCATCAATTTTATTATACATATTACATCCGTTTTCAATATAACAATCTAACAAAAATTTTGTATCGTTACTATAATTTTTAAAATTATAAATTTCTCCATTGTATACTAATAAAGTATTATTGTTAAAAATCGGTTGAGGTGTTTTTTCACCGGTTAATGATAGTAAATTATGTAAAAAGTATATACCGTTATATTCTACAATATTTGTTTCATCTGGTCCTCTTTTCTGCATAAAAAAATTAACATTTTCTATATTATTAATTTTTTTATTAGTAACCAAAAAACTACACATTGTGTACCTCATTAAAGAATTGATTTTTAATTTTTTTAAATTCTAAATATGATTTTAATCTTATTGATAAGGGGGTTGTATTTTTTAATAACAATAAGTTCTCCATTTTTTTGTCTAACCCTTTTACAGCTCCCGGAAATTGTAAGCATTTTGCAGTATAGAAATTATAGTTTGTAAATATTTGGTTATAATCGTAAGGAATAGAAAAATAATCTTTATAAATTTTATTAAAAACTGCTTGATCATGAATAAACATATTTTTATTGCTATTAAACGTTTTTATAAAATTATTCAAGCTTTTTTCACATCTTTCATTTTTATTAAATAACATAATAGTTGCACTAAAATAATCACCATAACTTACGGCGCCAAACTTACATTTGTATTGTAGTATATCTGTAAACCCATTTAAAAACAATACATCCGCATCGAAATACATAACCATATCATATTCTTTAAGAAAATAAACTTCTAATTTTAAGTCATAATCAAATGGCCATGAGTGTTGTAATAAATTTCTTTTTGAAACTATAAATTTTACGGTAGGCATAATTTTGTGTATTATCTTTTTGTTGTTATCAGTAATTTCTTCTTTAGAAAAAACTAATATATCTATGTTATCAACATTATTAAACTTTTTTAAACTCCACAATGAAAATAAAAAATTATTTACAAACTTATTGTCAAGAATAGTATAAAATGCAATTTTATTATGAATAGTGATCATATAGTTTTTTAAGTTTTTGTAAAAGTAATAACCCGTTATTATTATTTTTTATAACTTCATTTATAGTAAATTCATTAAAACATTGTGTTATACTATTTCCATGCCATGGTTTTGTTTCTCCGACATATTGTATTGCACATGCACTATTAAAATTACTATTTGTTATTTCGTGTGATAAAACGTTGTATTTTTTATCTATTATGGAAATATCGTTTGCAAAAAAATTGTTTATTAATTCTTCATCATCTCTCCATTTTTTTGTAGTGCTAAAAATTTGAAATTCATTAAAAATATTATTATATAAAAATTTTTTACCAATTACTAACAATCCTGCATCAATATAATTTTCATTGTTCATACTTTTTGCGTGAGTTTCTGATGATTTACATGCATATATACCATCGGTTAAACTTAAAATTTCTAAAATAGAGTTTTTAAATATAATATCAGTATCTACATAAACAATGTTGTTGTATTTTAATTTAAAAATTTCTAGTTTTGAATTGACATTATATTTTTGATTAAATGTACAGTGTGAAACTTTAAAATTATTATCAATATATCTTTCTTTAAAAAGGTCAATATATTTTATATTTTTCCATGGTAAAGAAATATCAAAATTTTCTAGTTTATATATAACAATATCACCATTAAAAGAATTGTGATTAAAAAATGAATTAAGCATAGCTATTAACCCTGGTACATACGGTTTAGTAACTGCAGCTACTAGTGCGGTGTTATTCATTTTCGATTAAATGTTTAAGTATAAATTTTTTATCCAAATTACTTAATTTATCTGGTAATTTAGATAGATTTACAGGGTGGTAGAGGCTGTTATTGAATGTTGACCATAGATTAGATTCTTCGTGTACCCAACAGCCATTTTTAAGAATTTTTATATCTTCACAGTAACTAAGTATTTGACCAATCATTCTATCTTCACTGCCTTTACGCATTTTTTTACATTCTAAATATTCGTGATTTTGCAAGTATTTATCTAAAATTAACTTTACTGCTTTTTTAGATAACATACAGCAAGCACCATCACAGAATTCGTAGTCAAAAGGTTCGTACGCAATTTGATTAAAATGTTCATTACTACACTTATTAAAATGATAGGTACGAGGGGTATTTTTTAATGCTTTTTTACCGAAAAAAAACCCACCGTAGTCAATAGATTTTAAATTTGAAATAAATGTATTGAATTTATTAGCATCTATATAAACATCATCATCAAGTTTAATAATATAATCATACTTAAACCTATTATTAATTACTTCTAAAAATTCAATAGTTTTGTAGGGTAGATATTCATACTTATCTTCTGATGTTAAGTGAATTTCATTTTCGTTAATTATAATTTGTTTGCTATTTCCGTATACAAAAAAAACATTATATTTTTGTGCTAATTCATTAAAAAATAATTTCTTAATTTTATCAACCCGGTCGCTGTTTTTAACACAGGTATGAATGCCGATAATAATATTACATTTCATATTCTATAACTTGTGCATCAATATTTTTAATTTGAAGGTATTTACAAGCAAAAAACCTATTAAACCCATCTATTAACATGTAGTTATTTTTAATTTTTAAGAACATCACAGGGTCATTAGGATTATATATAAATCCTTGTTTTACGATAGAATTAAGAACTTTTATTAAATTATCAGCCTCTGCAATATAACCACTTAATCTAGCTTTAGAATTTTTATCTTTTATATCAAAATCATTGACATTTTTTTTAACAAAACTTAACATTTTTAAATATTTTGCAACAGCAGGTGAATTATTTAAAAATAATGTTTTATTTTTTTCAAAGCATTGTTTTAAGAAAATATAAAATTTATGTTGCGCGCAATTGTGTCTTTCGCTATATAAAAATTTTTTAATATATTCAGGCCCTATATTATATATATTATCAAACCCGCATATATATTCATTTATATCATCTATATTAACCCTTACATCTTTTATGACAATATTCATAGGGTTAATCTTTAAAGTTATTTTCTTTTTTGTAATATTGATAAATTTGTTTTATTCTTTTATTTTTATTAATTAAAAAAATGACAAATTTGTTTAGTATATTTACGGGGAACGGTAATGGTCTTTCAATATCTAAAAAAAGAACTACTCTATCACCGGTAGATAAATTCCACGCACTATGAGTTAAAGTATCGTCAAATATAATAACGTCATTATTTTTCCAATTAAATTTTTTGTCTAATATTTGCAACCCTACATCACCTTCCCTGTCTTCTAGTTTTAATTTAAATAAACATCTTATGACACCTTTATATGGTCCTCTATGAGGCTCCATTTTAGACTTAGGGGGTAATAATGAAAACATAGCGGTTTTTAAATAACTATACTTTTTTAAAATAGAATATGTAACGGGACACTGTTTTATATTTGTATCAAATATCTTACCATATGAGAATAATATAAAAACATTCCAATTAGAATTTTTAAAATATTTATCTGGTGCTGTTTCTGGTGAAATTTCATTAAATTTAGCGAGCTTAATTTTTTCATATTCTCTTAAGATAGTTTCTCTATTTTTCTTTAGATCGTTTATAAATGCAAAATTATTTGGGTTATAAGTTAATGGTGTAGGTGTAACTTTTTCTATTAATTTTTCTACTAATAAAAAAAAGTACGAAATTATTTTTTTATTCATACTGGCCAAAACCTCATTTCTAATGACACTCTAGTTATATCATCATTTAAATTTCTGCCACCACCATGTATAAGATATGGCGTGAAAATCATTGCCTGACCGGGTTCTGGGTTAGGAGTATGCATCCACAGCGGTTTTTTACATGAAATAATTGCGGGGTTGGTAAATCTTTGACCGTTTACAAAAGCCTTTCCTTTGGATATTAAAAGATCTTCTTCATTCCATAAGTGACTACCATCGATAACTGGAAGCGAACTTAACTTGTTACTACCAGCTATAGGTGCGTATATATTAATAAGTCTCTTACTTCTTGATAAATAGCAATCTCTATGCGGTGGATTGTTATCATTGCTTAAAGGTCTTACTATTCTAATCCAAAAATTATTATTTGTATATATACAATATAAATTTTTTTTTGTTGTATATTTTTTATCGCATAAATCGCTAACAAAACTATCAAATTCTTTATAATTTATAGGTAATAAATCTAAAGGTATACCGTTAACACCAAATTTACCTGCAGTTATTTTTTTAATAAGCAATTTATGCTCGTCAGCAGTCACGTATTTGTGGTAATTTTCAAGTGAAAACTCACTATCAATTGTTTTAATTTTTTTTAAATTTCTTAAAACAAACTCTTCAATTACCGATCTTATTGTGGTATATGATTTTACATCATTAAGAAGATTAGCAATAACGTATCCTTTAGGTTCCCAATCTACATTTAAATTACACTTATCTTTATTATATAGAACTTGGTTTTTTACAGCTAATGTTTTATTATGCTGTAAAGAAAGACTTATTGGCACACCGTTTATATAATACCTCAACTTGCTAGATAACATATAATTATTTACATCAAAAACAAAACCGATCAAATTTTAAACATTTTTGAATACTCGCCCTTACAAATCATAGGCTTATTTAGCCTATGATCAATGGCTATTCCGTTTATTGTTTCCATAACTAATGTTAATTCTATAGGCCTATAACCAAAGCCTATTAATGCTTTGATAGATAAGGGGTTATTAATGTTGACTTTAGCAAAAAAAGTTTTAATTTTAGGATTTATTCTATATAATTCATAAACTGCAGCAGCTGCTATACATGTTTTATCGCTAAAAACCTCAATATTTTTTTCTTTATAATATTTAATAGCTTTTTTTATCAAATAAAAAGGAATAAAAGTACCATGTATATTGTTTGTGTCTAAATACATAAGACCTACACATTGTGTGCCTAACATTATCTTGTAAAAAGCTTTATATTTTTTAGATTTTGTTATGTGCTTTACATGTTCTTTGAATGTAGGTAATTTATTACTTGATATAAAAGGTATATTTACAACCTCGTGATTTGCATATCTATGCTTTAAAATATCATAAGTAAACCGCTGGTTACATATTAATTTAACGTTAATTTTTTTTAGTGTTACTTTAACAGCCATAAATTATATTTTCTCATTAATTCTATTTTTTCATTAATTTCGTTTTCTACTGATTCAGGGTCTCGTGACACGAAATTAAAATGAATTATATAGCTTTTATTTTTAAAGTCAACACTCTCATTATTTAACAATGTAAATCCGTTTACAAACAAATGAGGATGAAGGGTTTTAATATGCAGTTTGTCTTTTTTAATAATTTCATTTAATATTGTTTGTGCTGCACCTGCCTCGGTTTTAGTCGGGAAGGACTCAATCATTTTTATATAATCTTTAAATTTTTTTCTTGTAAAAGTAGTATTTTTCCAATAACCAAAAGCTGCATTTACTACGCCATATTTTTCTTGATCAGTTAACGGTTGAGAATTTGATTTACCAAAATTAATTTTTTTATGAATTAAACTAATATACCTTTCATCTGATATACATACAGCATGTAATTTGTTTCTGTATACTATATTTTTCATATATTCTATAGGAGATTTCAATATAAATAAATCTGCATCAGAAGTAATAAAATCACATTTTATTTTTTTAGCGATGGTTAGTGTAATTAACGGTTTCAATAATCTTTCAACTTCTAACCAATCAAATCTATCCTTAAATGTAGATGTTTCTATATTAAAAAATACTGCTGGTACACTATTTTCTTTAAAATACAAAAATAACTTTTTATCTGTAGTACAAAACAAAACATTATTTTGAAGATTTAATGTTTTTAAATTTAAAAAATAATTTAAACATATTTGTCTATAATTATAAAACAATGGAGCAACAATTATTAAACTATTATTTTTATAATTATCAATATCAAATTGATTATATGTTGTTTGCATTTGTTATAACGGGTATTTTTTTAAGTGTAACAGTAATATAAGAAAAAGTTGGCTTTGGATATAATATTATAGGCCAAAAAGCGCTAACTTCTGCCAAACTAGCAAAATTTATACTTTTAAATTCTTCAATTTTCGAAAGTATTTCTTGTTTAATAGAATTTATTTCGTTTTTTAATTCTTCATCGTCGCTTTTATATTCTTTTTCTAGTATTTTAAAAGTATAGTCTTTTCGTTTATTGAGTATTTCTAACCATTTTTTTTTACCTTCATTAATTTTGTAGGTGTTCGTTGTATCAAACAACTCTTTTTCCTCATTTATATTAAAAATTTGCATTAAACGCTTTATATTATGGGGCATTATATCTCTTAGTTTTATAAGATACTCCTCTTTTAACAAATTAATTATTTCAGATTTAGTGTGCAAGCTATCAATATCTAAATCATACTCTTCTTTTGCAAAGAATATTAATTCATCTTTTTCGGTTCCTTCCCAAGATAAAACCTTATCATTAAGCTCTTCATTTTCAAATTTTTTTGTTTCGTGTACAGAAATTAGTATATTATCAAAATATTTTTCATAAAAATTAATTTTATCTTTATCGTTATCTTCTAATTTGTCAAGTTTAAATACATCTGTTTCTACAGGTACGCCTTCAGCTTGAAATTTATATGATGTTTCAGGTAAGTACTCGAATGATTTGTTATCCAGAAAATCATAAAAGTTATTATCAATATTTTTTTGGTTTAAAAAATATTTGTTACCGGTTATAAATTTATATGCATCTTTATTATTATCTTTAAAATAAAGAATCCCGGCAAAATTTCTTAATAATATATGTTCAATATTATTGAGCATGTATCTATTTAATTAGATATTATAAAAATACAATTATGCAGGCCAATATGAAGTATTGCCATATGTCCAGCTAGTTGGTCCTGATCCGGTAAAAGAACAATTTGTACCTTGATCTGTTACTGACCAAGCAGTTCCTGCACCTGCACACCTACTACCTTGCGACGCACTATTAGTTCCAGTAGAACCATTTACATTTAGTAAAAATGAGGAAGGTCTATATGGGTTAGACGACGCAGTTGTAGATGCGCCACCTGTGCATAAATCAACCCCATATTTACTATATGAAGTACCGGTAAATCCTACTGAAAAATTAAAGCCCATAGATATGCCTCTTTTGTTCCAGAAACTGCTCATTCCTATGTTTGTAGGCCCTATGGATACACCTGTACCTGAAGGGTTGGCAAGCATTTGACTTGCAGTACCTGCTAGAAAAGATAGAGATGTGCTGGGTCTTACTGTTGATAAATTTAATTCTTTTAAAATAGAGTAATTTCTACCTGGATCGGAACATTTAGGGTAATTTGACCATGTAGGGTATAAAGGGGTACCTACACCAGGCGGCCCGCTCAATCCTTCTCCCACACAAATTACATCGCTAGGTTTAATACCAAAGTAATTACCACGAGGATCAGCCATATTAATATTTATACTGTTATGGCAGTAGGAATGTATGTGTTATTATTAATTTTTTCGAAAACATTTAAAAGAACAGTACCATCCAATGATACAGAAACATCAAACCCGGTTCCATAATAAGAGCTACCCGATAAAACCATATCTCTTTCTAGAGTATAAGGTAATAAATTAATTGGTGTTTCTACCTCATTAGCTAATTTATAATGATATAGTTTACCTATTCCATTGTAGTAAATATCACCTGTATACAAATCATTTCCGTGTAATGATAAGCCTAAACCGTATTTTGTTTCTGCTACTTCATTTTCTATTACAGGATTTAAAATATTATATAAAAAGTTATAGGTTTTCTTATCTTCTGAAATTGAATATATAGATATAACACCCTTTTTACACTCTAATGGGCTATTTTCGACATTTTCATCCTTAAAACAATAACATCTAAAAGGTGCACCAACTGCAAGAAAGGTATCGGATGAATCTAAACCTACGCCAAATCCTGATTTAAAAAGATGATCAAATTCGTTAGTGTTAGATGTAATTGTATCGGGTGGGTAAATAGTTTGAATTAAATTTAAATTATGATCCATCACAAATATTTTTCCTGCTTTATCTGCAGGAGTAGCTGCAAATATGTGTGTATCATTCCATGTAAAGTTTACTAACGAAAATGCTTCTGCACTAAATGCGGTATTTTTTATAATTTCAAATTTACTCTCTCCTTGTAGTGTGGAATCAACAACAATTGAGCCAAAATTATCATAAGTATAGTTTACATAATATTTTTCAAAATATACATGTGTTTCATCACAATATGTTGTATATAAATGTTTTCCTACAAAGCATAATCTATTACCAAAATACGGTTTGTTCTTATAAACTTCACCGAGTAAATTTCCAGAATTATAATTATAAATTTTAATTTTGCCTTCGGTATTACTGCAAACTCCCATTGCGATAAACTCACCGTTAACATCAGCATGGGTAAGTTTTAAATTTGATTCTGTGTTTTCTATAGTTAATCTTGGTTGATTATTTGTAAAGGTTACAACTTTACCATTACCATTTTTATTAATAGTTATAAAAAAATCATTTAAATAATAAAAACTTCGAAAAGTTTTATGCAAACCGTCTTTTAACTCTTCTATAGCAAACCCGTTATTAAGTGAATATTCAGGAAACGAAAATTTCATTATTCTTTTTTGTTGTTAAGTTTTTCAGTTAAATCTTCAACTTTATTATTAAGTTCTTTAATGCCTTCAATTAAAAGCGGTATAAGTTTTTCATAACGTACAGCCTTGTCACCGTTTTCGCGGGTAACTGTTACTTCAGGCATAACTCTTTCTACCTCTTGAGCAATAACGCCAATATCATTTTTAATATTCAAACGTTTTTGTTCATCTTCTGTCCATTCAAATGAAACGCCTCTTAATTTATTAATTTTATTAATAGGATCAGGTATCACTTCAACATTTTTCTTATATTTTGCGTCAGATGTAAAAAATGCAATAACGTCACCCTTAACATAGACGGTACCACTATAATATGCATCCCCGTTTGTACGTACACTAAACGTTTCAGCGCCGGTATTTGTTAGACCTTGGAAAAAGAAAGCCCCGTTAGAACCAGCACCCCCTGTGCTGGTTAAGTCTTGTCCAAAGAATAATGCATTACTAGAGCTACTAGCAGACCCTCTTGCTAAGAAACCTCTTACTGTTGTACTTCCTGCTAGGGCCCCTGTATTACAATCTGCTGTAACAATAGCTCCTGCTGCAGCTCCAACGGCACCGCTTTGTGTTGCGGGGTCTGAATACCCTCTAGTAAATAAATGTGCATCATT